CATAAAGTCGTTTTCAAAAATGTGCCGTTGCCACCGTATCTGTAACCCTGCCGGAAGGGGCTGGAGGGCCAAGGAGCGATAGTGCGTTAAGGGGGTCCAGAAATTTTTTTCATCAATGTTGAATTTGCTGGCTATATATATAGGGGGCTTTTCTGAACGGGCGGACTTTGGTAAGGTCTATCGGTAAATAACTGTTCTGGAGGAAAGCATGGGTTATCCGTCAAAGCGGGACTATGTCGAGCCGGTCAAGAGGAAGCCGGGAAACCAGCCCGTCAGCGTCAACACCCCGTTGACCCGCAAGCAAGAGCTCTTCGTCAAAGAGCTTGTTTCGAAGGATGGGCAGATCACGATGCGGGAGGCCGCGATCAACGCGGGCTTTGCGCCGGGATCGGCCCACGTCAGAGCTTACGAGATGACCAACCCGAACATCTGTCCACATGTCGTGGCAGCCATCCGGGCATATCGCGATGAGCTCGATCAGAAGTATGGGATCAGCTACAAGCGGCACATCCGCGATCTACAGATCATCCGGGACTTGGCTTTGCAGAACGGTGCTTATTCGGCGGCCGTTCAAGCCGAATATCGGCGAGGCCAAGCGCAGGGCGACATCTACGTCAACAAGTCTGAAATCCGTCACGGCAGCATCGACTCGATGAGCAAGGAAGAAGTGCTGAAGGCGCTACAAGAGCTGAAGGAAACCTATGCCCCGGTCACTATCGACATTACTCCCGAAGGAAAGAACAATTCCGGCAACCGCCGCAAAGCGCGAGAGCGCCTTTTGGCGGCAGATGAAGGACGGGCTGTCGAAAACGACGAGGAATTTGACGGCGACGAGGCTTGAAACGTGGGCTCTGCCGGGCGTCCCGGACGTGGTGATCTGCGACGAGGACGGCCGGTTCCATTTCGTCGAGCTGAAAGCCACGTCGGGACGGGCTGTCGAGTTGCGGCCCCATCAGGTCGCATGGTTGTCCAATCACTCCCGGGCCAGCGTCTGGGTTGCGGTTCAAAGGTTAGAGACCGCGACCGGTCCCAAGCAGTTTTTTCTGTTCCACGGTAGCAAGGCGGTCGACCTGCGTTTTGAGGGGCTGGGCGTCGAGCCGGACTACCACGCGATCTGGCCGCCGGACTGGCAGAGGGTTTGGGACTTGATTTCCCCAAGGTAGTCGCATAAAGTCGTATAGCGGCGGGGAAGTCTCGCCGTCATGCACATGGAGAATCGAATGGCTACGCACTACTACGTCACATGGCAACCCGACTGCGCCGAGCCCGGGCACTACTACCTCACCCACATCGAAAGCGATCGGTCCGACCTCGGTCTTGGCGAGATTATGGACAGGGCGTTTGCGGTCGAAGAGCTTCAGACCCCGCAGCCTTTTGAGCTGTGTTCGATCCTGCGGTTCGACACCCGCGCCGTCGTGATCCACTGAGGGCGTTCGGATGTTCTTGCTCGATTGGCTTTACAAGTTCCTCTATGGCCGCGATCAATACGAGGCGGTCAACTCACGCAAGCCGCCGCGCACTGTTCCGCCCAAGGTGCGCCGCCGGAAATAACTTTGAAAAAAGTTCTTGCAGTGTCTGCGACAATATGCGATTAACAAGGCCGGGGGATGTTCCCCCGGCTTTTTCAATGGAGAACCAGCTATGACCTACCAGACCAACGCCTTCGCTCACGGGATCGGCAACGGCGCCGTCAGCGCCCAGTGGTACAACCGCCCGGCCGATCAAAAGTTCCTGTCCCTCGACGAGATGCTGCGCTTCAAGCGCGATGATGCGGCGCGCATGAACAGCCGCATCGTCAACACCCACAAGATGAAGATCGTCGGCGAGCTCGACGAGAACAACCCGTCGGTGGGCCAGATCTTTGTCGAATACACCGACGAGAACCGGCAGGAGAACGCGAGCACCCCGACCAACTGGAGCTTTGGCCAGCTTGCCCAGCTCTCTGGCGCCCCGGCGGGCTACCTGCGCGACCTGCCTGCCCCTCTGGCGGCTGACTGTATGCAGTGGGGCCTGCGCTACAATCGCGGCAAAGAGCTGGTGAAGGTTTACGACAGCGGGATCGTGGGCGACACCGCGGGCGAGATCCGCGCCGCAACCGGTCCAGACTACGGCCGCATTTTCGATTGGGAGATCATCAAGCCGATCAAAGATCTTGTCGATGCCTCTGGCGGCCGGTGGAAGGTGCCGGGCATGATGGTCGGCGAGCGCAACGGCTTGGCCGTTTACGATCCGGAAATCCCCGTCAGCATGGACACCACCACGTTGTTCGCCAGCGACCGCGACGTGTTTGTGTTCCTTGTCGACGATCGCAACCCGATCGAGGTGGGCAAGCTGCGCAACGGCGAGCCCGACCTGATGTTCCGTGGGTTCTACGCTTGGAACAGCGAGACCGGATCCAAGACGGCGGGCGTCGCGGCGATGTATCTTCGCGGCGTCTGCATGAACCGCAATCTCTGGGGCGTCGAGAATTTTCAGGAGATCAAGATCCGGCACACCAAATTCGCCCCGGATCGGTTCGCCATGGAAGCCCGCCCGGCGCTGCAATCCTTTGCGCAGGGTGCGACCGCGACATTCCTTGAGGGCGTCAACGCCGCCAAGGCCGCGATCATCGCGAAGGATGACGACGATCGGTTCGACTTCCTTGTGAAGCGCGCCGGGCTGTCGCAGCGCATGGCCAAGGCGGCCGCCGCCCGGCACCTTGCCGAAGAGGGCCGCCCGGTCGAATCCGTTTGGGATGCGGCGCAGGCTATCACGGCCATCGCCCGCGACGTGCCCCATCAGGATCAGCGGATCGAAGTCGAGAAAAAGGCGGGCGCGCTGCTCGACAAAGTCGCCGGTTGACAGTCTCGCATAAAATCGCATAAAGTTATCGGGCCGGGGGCAGATCCCCGGCCCTTTTCAACATGGAGTCCAGCTATGACCGACTTTTCTTTCTCTGTCCCGACCGACGTCTTGGCCGCCGCGCTTGTTTGCGTGTCCACCGAAGAGACGCGTTATTACCTGCGCGGCGTGTATGTCCAGCCTGACCACGACGACGTGGTGCTGGTGTCGACTGATGGGCACCGGCTTTTCTGCGGGCGTTGCCCCCTGCCCCCGGCGGGTGCGGTGACGCCGCCCACCGGCTTCATCATCCCGACCGACGCGGTCAAGAAAGCGCTGTCCGGCTACAAGGGGCTGGCCATCCAGATCAGCCGCACCGGCGACGTGTGGACGCTGGGCGATGTGACGTTCCGGCCGGTCGACGGGACGTTCCCCGACTTCCGCCGCGTGGTGCCGACGCAGAAAACCATCAGCGAAGATCTAGGTAAGATCGCGCAATTCAACCCGGCGTATCTGGCCGATATGGGCAAGATCGCCAAGATCTTTTCCCCCGCCCGGTCGACCAAAATCAACCCGGCCATCCATCACATGGGGCCGAATCCCTCGATCATCACGTTCGGCGGCCGCGATGACGTGTTCGCCCTCTTGATGCCGCTGCGGGCCGAGACGCGCGACAAGGCCGAGCTGGGGTTTCTGTTGGCGCACGTCACGCAAGACAAGGCCGCGACGCTGGCCGCCGCCGCAAAGCGCGCCTAACCTGATCGCCGCGCGATCGCTGGCCCGCCCCGGATCCGGGGCGGGTTTTTTCGTGCCGGTTGACAGAGTCGCATAACATCGCATAGCCTATCCCCAGCGGCCGCACCCGCGCGCCGCGTCAACATGGAGAAACCAGCTATGAGAAAAGAAAGCTTGAAGATCGCCCGCGCCTTTGCCGCCGGGGTTGCCGCATCCGCCGCCCGCACCCGCACCGATGGGCAAGCCGTCTACCTACACGGCAACCGCATTGCCCAGCGCGAGCCTGACGGCTCGATCTGGGTCACGCTGGCCGGTTGGGGCACCGTCACCACCCGCGACCGCGTCAACACCCTCTGCCGCGTGCTGGGGTCCGGCGTCCGGTTCTACCAGCGCGACCACGTGCAACACGTCGCCTTCCCCGACGGCGCTGTGTTCGAGACTTGCCCCCGCGACCGCTGGGGGATCGTCGCCGCCGGTGGCGAAATCCGCAACACCCCGGAGGCCTGACCGATGCACGCAACGCACGTTTACCACGGTGTCACCATCCCCGGCCGCCGGTCCCGCTTTTCCGCGTGGTGGTGCGGAGATCCGCGCGGCCCGATGTCCGGCCTTGCCTATATCGTCGACGGCGAGCGGATTGACCGCGCGGGCCGGTCGTATCCCCTGACGGCCGCGGAGATCGCCGCCCTTGAGCGTGGCCCGTGGTCGGCCCGGTCGGCCGCTGAATTCAGGCTTGCCCCATAGGCGGCCCGCTCTGCGCCTCCCTGCGCCCCTCAGGCCGCCCCGTCCCGGGCGGCCTTCCTCATTGTCAGTGCAACATGCCCCCGCGGGCCGCGCCCAGCGTATCGAAACCCACGGCCCGGGCGCCGCGCCCCCGGATCCGTGCGCCGCGGGCCGCGCCCCGGGCGCCGTGCGGCCCGTTGACAGGGTCGCATAATATCGCATAAAGTTAAGGCACCGGGCGCCGTGCCCGGCCACGCAACATGGAGAAAATCAGCTATGCGTTACTGCTACACCGAAGCCAGCAAGGCCGAACTTACGCTTGAATTCACGCTGTCCGACCTGCGCGAGCTGCGCGACGTGGTGAAGGCCGCGGCCGAAGCGGAGGGATCGAGCTACCGTGTCCGCCGCTTGGCGGAGGATCTGACCGCGGCCCAGCGCGAGGGCGCCGACAGCCTGCGCCGGTATGCCGAAGAGGTTGCCCGCCAGATCCGGGAGGCCGACGATGCGCGTTGAGTTCGAGACGATCGCCGCCGACGAGGCGCCCGTGCAACCGATCGCCGATCGGATCCGGTTCAAGCTCGAGTTCGCGCTGTTGATGCTGACCGCAGGCCGCACCGATGAAGCGGCCAACACGTTCGAGATGATCTTTGACCTGATCGATCAGCTCGACGCCTGACACCGGCCCGCGGGCCGCGACCCCCGAACCCCCGGCCCTGCGCCGGGGGTTTTCTTTTGCGCTGCGCCGATCGCCGATCGCCGCCCCCGGCCCGATCGCCCCGGCGCTCGAGCTCGAGCTCCCCGGCCCGGGATCCGCGGCCCGCCGATCGCCGCCCGGGATCCGCCATCCGCCGCCGCCCGATGCCGCCCGGGGCCCCGACCGATCGGGTCATCCGGCCCCGCCCCGCTGCCAGTTCGCCGCGCCGCGCGACGCCGGGCCCGGGGCCCGCGGAGACGTAGCAAGGGCCATGTTTCAGACAAACGATACGGCAGTATTTCCTACCGGGAAAAACTGTCCTACATTACCGCGTAAAGTCGCATATATTTTTCTCAGGGGCCCCTATGACGAGACTCGCAGACCCGATGGCCGCGGAGCGCGAACTGAAGCTCAAGCTGCGTCTTGCGCGGCTGGAGGCGAATGAGGCGTGCCGGGGTGATTTTTTGACTTTTGTGAAGCGAGTTTGGCCTGATTTCA